TTGGCGGCATCTAAATAAGTTGCGTAATAAACATCACAACTCATAAGATAAAGGAAGGTGGGGAGTTTCAGTCCCATTTACAACACCCCAAGGCGATCAATGTGTGTTGCCTTGTTGATGTACTTTTGTAGAATAACGTCAATGGCCTTGTTGCCTGTGGAGCCAAATCCCTTGTTCTCTCCTGCTCGTGAGTCCATTACTAACTTGAATTGATCTGTAGAGTATTCTGTGATGTAGTCGTCCATCTCGCTACCGCCGATGGTTCCCTCATCCTCATACTGCTTTTTGAGAAGTTCTGCTACAAGTTTGATGTCGTCAGGGATAGTTACCCATCCGTTAGCAAGAAGGAAGTTGTAGTAAAAACCATCAGGGAAGAAGGGTGAGCGATAGTGATGTGTTTCGTAGGAATCACTATTGCCCCTGTGGAAACGGACTGGTTTGGATGCTACGGAAACACGCTCAAAATTGTGTCCGATAGTTATTGCTGTAAGATCTTTTGTCATTTGGTAAGGGTAGTAATTTACAAACTCTGGTTCTCCCTGATCGTCAAGTTCAATGTATTTCTTGAAAACATGAACGTTGTTTTCCCAAGCCTCAAGCACATCCCTGGTGTATGCTGGTGTTGGGTAGAAGTCTGTTCCTAGTCCTTGTCCTTCAATGTATTCCCTTGTGTAGTAGAAGCCGCCTGTGATGGCATCAATGACTGCCCTGATGAGTGCTTCTTTTGCTACGTCTTCTGGATCATCTGGATCTACCTGCCAAAGTGGGCGGTAAACCTCAAGGTCCTCTACAAAGTCTGTGCGTCCATCATTCCAAATAAAGGGAAGTGCGTTCTCTGTTTGAATAGTTAAAGCGTAAGTTTCATCGTAGTAAGCAAAAGGGTAGTTAGGAAGTTCGATGTTTAGCGTGCCTAGAGCATCGCTAGTCACCGTCGTCCCCCACTCCGTATGGTTATTAAGAACAGCAACATCGTAGTTGGTATTGGCGTTTCCACCTGTGATCTCAATAGCCAATGGGAATGGGGGCTGACGATAAACTCTCATTACATTCTACGTCCCTTGCCGCCGACACGCTGCCCTGGCCTTACGCCTGCTGCCTGTGCTCGCTGTAGTTCTTCCTTGTCTGCTAGACGGACATCAGGAAGACGTACCCATATCTTTGCTAGGTCTGACTTTACGATGTTGTATCCGATATCTAGTTTTCCTAGATGAGAAGATGAGTACTTCTTTTCAGAGTAAACACAAACAGCCATATCGTTTCCTGTTGGCTTACGATCATCAATATCTGTGTTCATTACACGCTCTGCGATAATTTCTTGTTCCTTTGCCTTGCGTGCCTCTTCTCTATCTGAGGTTAATACTGCCTGCCCTTCGTTTTCTGCGTTAGCAAGCAACTCATCGTAATCTTCTTCAATGCCTGCTTCAGCATTAGTCTTTACGATGGCTAGAATGTCGGCCTTCTTTGTTGCGCTTTGCAACTTGATGCCGTGCTCTTTTGCGTATGTCCTCAATTCCTTGATTGACATGTTATCAAAATCCATAGTTTTCTCCTTAACTACTATTGTTTCTATTATACCACAAATGCTTGAAGGGGGAGGGCCGTAGCCCTCCCCCAACAATGTTATGAGGAATTAGACGGTTGCAACTGCAACTGCGTCCAACTCTTCCCAGGCAATGCCGAACCGCATGAATACTGTGTATTCAATTGTGTCCTTCTTGTTCTGGTACTCACGGTTGACTGTGATGTCCCGCTGGATGCCCCAGATACGGTTTGCGGGGAAGGTTAGTTCCACACGATCCTCTGGGAAGTAGGGAACCTCTAGGACGGGTACGCCTAGGACACGAGTAGCCCGTGGGCCACCGAACTCCTGTGCGTTTCCATCAAGGTAAGCATTTGCGTACTGCTCAGTTGATGGAACCCAACCATTTGGTGTTCCTGTTCCATTGGAAGCAACAATCTTAGCAAAGGTGTCGCTACCTGCGTAGAAGCGTAGACCACTCTTGATTGCACGGTACTTACGAGGCATTGCGAGGATGATCTCCTGCATTGTCTCTGTGTCCCAAATTGGGTCGCCTGCGGCGGTGAGTTCCTTGGGAACTCCACCGTCGTTAACAAAACGATCCCAGTCGCCTACTGGCTGTGCGTACTGATCTACTGTGCCTGCTACGCCTGCGGTTGCTGCTGCCTTAGCAAAGGCTGGTGGGACAGCGGCGTGACCGCCCTCGTCCACCTGCACGCAGAAGCCGTCCATGATCCCTAGGAAGGGGTCAGTATTCTGGCTTAGGTCACCATTAATAGCGAGATCTTCGATGTCGTTGGCAAATGCCTGTGTCATCAAGCGTACTAGGTGATCCTCAAGTGCTGCACCTTCGATGTTATCTTCAAGTGCCTCTGTTGAGATTTCCCAGTCTAGCCGCAACTTCTTAGTTGCTAGATCCACCTTGGAGAAAGTTGCCCCTGCGTTCTCGTAGGAACCGTCAGCCTGTGCAGCGGCCCGTAGGACACGCTGACCAACGTTAACCTTCTCTAGTTCCATTGTGTTTGCACGCATGGTAATACGACGACCGTCACGGGCGAGCATTGTTGCGTCCCAAACGTAGTCGATAAACTGGCGGCTCTGCTCAGGGTTGAGAACCCCTCCACCGACCTGACCTGAAGGGTCAATGTCGATTGGTGATGGTGCTCCCATTGCCTGTGGGTTGAGTGCCTGTCCCATGTTGCCGTAGTTGAGTGCGTCGCCATCGTTCTGCTGGCCGACACCACCTACGCCAATGTAACCTGAAGCGTGATGAGTGTTTGGGTTGCCAACGTTGTCGGTTGTTCCTGGGTTACCAGTTGCGTTTACAACTGGGCTAACACCTGGCTTAACGCCCTGACGATCTGCGGCACCTTGTACCTGATCGCCTGCGGCCTTCTCAAACTCTACTGCTTCTGTAGTCTCTTCTGTAGTAATTTCGTCTGACATAATTCTTTTCACCTCCGTCATTTTTCCTGTTATTAGAATAGGTCGGACTTGCCGAGGAAACGTCCATCCCATAGTGATTTTTCAACCCTGATGGGTTGAGACTGCATGACCTCTCCAAAGTCAGCAGACTTGCGGAAAGCAGTTTCTTTTTCTAGTGCTTCGTAACGCTTTCCAAGTTCGTTGTCTTGTGCCTTGAGTTCTGTGACCTCTCTGCTCACACCGGAGAGGTTCTTGGAGACCTCGCTTACTTGCTGATGAATCTTTGTGACTGCATCTGCAAGGGCAGTAATTTGATTGATTTGCTCGCTAATTGCAGCGACTGCATTGCTAAGTTCTTCAATCTTCATCTCAACGACATTGACTTCTTCGGCTGCCGTTTCCTCTACGGCTTCCTCTGTCTCTGCCACGGCTGTTTCCTCAACAGTCTCAGGGGTCTCTTCAACAGTTTCTTCAACTGCCTCCGCTACTTCCTCAACTGCCTCAGTTTCTTCAACCTTGGCTTCGGTTGTTTCTTCGGACATAATAACCTCCTTAGACTTCTTAACTTGAGTAAGAATGCCCTTAACCATTTTGGCCTTGTCTGGGTCGTTGGACTCAACAAAACCAATGTTCTCCATTCCACCTGAACAGCGGGGGCAGGAAGACTTTTGAGTTGAAGATAGTTGAACAATGTCGTCGTGATCGCAGTAATAAACATTTTCAATGAGTGCCTTTGAAAGCATACCCGTTACATCGCCATTCTTCTGTATGGATAGGACGTTGGCGTATTGATTAGCGGGAACATCCACGAGGGACAATTCGCTCAATGAGTAGTCTTTAATGATGCGAACACTCTTTTCTAAATCAGCATCGTAAACTGTGTCTTCTTCTGTAATCTCACCTGCAATGGAGAAACCTGCGAGGGTGCCGTCCAGAACCTTTTGCCAGGTATCTTCGGCTCCCTTAGATATGTAAGCAGACACATAAACTCCGTTAAACATTTTCTCTGTTGACTCATCAAAGTACATGTCTTCTTTGAACTCTACCATTTTGCCTACCGCTTTTGTAGCGTCATGCATTTCACGGATGTTGCCTTGGAAGTTTTTGAATGCCTTTACGCTTGCTTCCGCTGGAACGATGTCGTCCTGGCGGTCTAAATTGTCCAGAGTAGCAAACCCTGAGACAATGCGCCTCTCTTGATCTACCTTGGCGATAGGCATAGAAACTTTGACTGTGTTCTCTTTTGTAGAGAAGTGTGCTTTTTCCATATCCATAGTACCAGTTATTATACCACAATATTTATCAAAACGTTATTTTCGTTAAAATCCGTTGAAATTTTAACGTCAGTCAGTTTTGCTTCCTTCACCTTTTGGATTGCGGCCTTCGATTGCGGCTGGTCCATCGCTTTGCTCATTTGTTCTTTCACGCTGTCTGGCGGTGTTTCCAGAGGCTTGTGAGCGTGCGTTTGCTGATTGTTGTGGTGATAAATCAATCATTTTATCCCCGCCTTTAATTTGGGGTAGTCCAATCATTTCACGAACCTCATTAGGAGTAACTGCCTTGTTTCGTAGGTAACGCTCGTTGATTTGAGACAAGGCAACTTCGTCTGTGAGGGTGGCTTCTTTAAACGCCAATTCAACAACATCTGTCTTTTCTCTAATCATTGTGTTGATTACTTTATTTAGATGCCGTTGGACTGGACGGGTTACCTGCTCTTTGAATGTGCGGTCTTGTGAGATAGATGCTGCGATAGCACCACCATCAATACCACCTAGTTTAGACAAAGGAACCTGATGTGCCATTAAAATATCGTCACGATTTTGCTTACGATAGTCTTTGAATGATCCATCTTGAACTGTGTTTTCAACAGGATGCATTTCAAATTCAACCTTGTTTCCCTCTCCATCAGAAGGTAGAGGCACATACAAGGTGCGGTGGTTCTGCCCCTTTAGCCCTGTTTGTAGGAAACGGAAAAGACGCTCTTCACTCTCTGGGGATAGTTGAGCACCCTTAACTGTTACGATGTAACGAGGCACGGCCTTGTTTTCAAAGTAATCGATGTTGTATTGAGAAGCGAACTGGTCACCCTTGATTGCCTGCAAAGCAGCAATAACGTCAGGGATGCCGTAGTAAGTGTTGAGTGGGGAGTATTCTTTTAGATGAATAATCTCATTGGGTCGGGGATCATCTGTTACGGTGTTTTCATTGGTTGCCCCGAAGTTTCTGAAATAAACAACACGGTCTGCTACGAGTTGGATGTAGCCATCATGCAAACGACGAACACGCATTGTTGGTGCGGGAACGTGACCAAGGTAGCCAATCTCTCCTGTTACGGTGCGACCAACTTCAAGGTAACCATTACCTGTTGCAAGCATGTCTGTGATGACTCTTTCCATTGTGCCCGTGAAAGTTGCTGCGTTGTTTAGGTTTTCTAACCAATCGAACAAGTCTTGCTTTACCCTTTCGATTTTGCGGCGAGTAAAGTCTAACTTATCTCCAGTTAGTTCTTCCATCTTGCTCTCTGTTGAACGGGTAGTTTTGATGTCGTAACCCAAACCAACGATGTTCTCTACCTTTGTGTCGATAGCAGCGTGGTTCGCAAAGTTTGTGTCGTAGAAGTTTGCTAGTTCTACAAGATCGTAAGGTGGCTGGATAACATCAAAGGTTCCGTAGCCCTTTCCTAGGCGTGCTGTGATTGCCTTTGCGCCTGCGTCATCTTTACCTGTGGGTCGTCCTTTGGAATCTTCCATATATCCTTTGACTGCCCTGCTTGTGCGTCGCTTAAAGTTTGTTTGGATTCCACGATACTCTTTTAGTTCGTCCCAAGATTTTGAGAATGGATCTGAAAACTGTGGATCTTCTGGTTCGATGTCTCCGACCTTTGCTACGATGTTAGCCATCTTGAATACCTGCTGCCTTCTTTGCGTCTGTTACTGCGTTAAAGTCATTCATAGTTGGTAGGAGGCCAGACTTCATTCGCTCAACCTGTTCCACATACCCCTCTTCTGTAGTTCGCTGAACGCCTGGAATGAATACTGGGTTTCCTTCTGGCTCTCCGTAGTGGGCCGCTGCCTTTGTGATTTGTGCCATCTTCTCTAAATCAAACTGCTTTGATGGAATATTAAGTAGGTTGTTGTCTTCATCCATAAATAGTTTGCCGTCTGACTTACGCCAAGCGTAGAGTCCCCAGCCAGGATTTTCGTCAACTAGTGTTACTTTTGGTTTCTTCAATGCCTTTTTTCGGTTGCTCATGGTTACTATTATACCACACTTGTTATGCAGGCTTGCGGTCGTATGTCTTCCAGTCAACATTCAACAAAATGGTTCCCTGGGTCTCTTCTATCTTAAGTTCGCTATCTTCACCAATAACAATTCCGTTGTTGCCTGAGTAGATATTGAAAGCATCAAGCGGGGATGTCTGATAAGAGAATGAGGACTCTGTTGTTAGCAATTCTCTGTATGTCCAGCCTGCGGTGTTTGCCAGGTTTGTCCAATATCCATAAACCTGTTGTTTCAAATCAAAGTAATCTCTGATAATTGCAACAGATGCAAGCCCTCTTACTGTTGCCTTTGATAGTGTAACGTTTTGATAAACAGCACCTTGATGTAAGACTACCTTTCCTTCTGTGCCGCCAGAATTTACGGGGTAGGGAAATTCGACACCAATAAAGGCCCATTGATTATCTTCAAGTTTGATTCCCAATCCTGGCGAAACAATGTCATTGTCGTTTTTGTAAAACTTTGACTCTGTTGCTATTTCAGTATTTTCTGGTGAAGAAACTTTGAAGATCTTGTTGTTTCCTTCATCAGAATCAAAAACGATAGAAACGTTTGATGCACCGCCAACGTCAATCTCCATTAGGGTTTCTCCCATATTTTTAAAGTCTGGCTTTATCCATGCCGTTAGCATATTTACAGGATAGGGACTAGTAAGGCTTTCATTAAATGCAATCTCAACCTTACCCTCCAAAGGCTCTACACCACTATCTTTTGTAAGATAAAGATAGGGTGTGCTCTCTTTGTAAATTGCGAATGGGTCTGTTGTTGTAATTCTAGAACCAAACAAGGTTCCAACATCAGAACTTGTCTCGTAAGCCTGTGGTGCTAGAGAAAGATTTTTAACCTGGAATGGAGAATGAATTGTATTCTCTGCTTTTATTTCAAGGAAAATTGTTGCTCGCAAAGTTGTAAAATCAACATCCTCTGGTGGATAAATGACTGTTCCGTTTATTACAGGATACTTTGTTGTTGCCCAGTCTGCTCCTGGTTTGACTACCCGATTTTTTGGAAGAGTTCCTGTGTTTTCAAAATCTTTACTTGACTTTTGAATAG